AGCCGTGAACCCTGACGCGCCTCTCGGTCTGAAACAAAACGCAATTTTGTTTACTCCGAGCCCTGGGTACAATAACGTTTTTACCGCTAACACGACCAACTATATCGACCAGCTTATCGCTGCTTTTGCCTCAATGAGGTACTTGCGCGAGGAGGCTGCGATCGCTTTCGTGAGCTCTGATGTTTGGTATCGGATACAGCACTTGAAAGACAGCGAGGCGAGGTATCAGAATAATAATCTGGTGTATACGAACGTGCTTAACCAGCTCTTTATCGCTGGTGTGCTGATCGTGCCCGTTGACCAGGAGGACGTACCGAGCACTCACGTTTTGATCGTCGGTAAAGATCTCGGCTTTAAGATTTACGCTTACGGTCCGATGATCTTCGAGCGCGGTCTTAACGAGGATGATTTTCGTCACGATCGCACGAGCTTCAGAGGGTATCAAAGATTTTTGTCCTTTATCGCTGAGCACCGTGAAAATAGCGTGCTTTACGATACCTGGGCAAATATCAAAGCCGGTATCGAGGCTTAAAAAAGCTCGGTCAATTTCATACCGTCAATTTTTAAAATCAAGTATATGGCAACAAGTAACAAAGAAAGAAACGCTCGAATTGTCACCTTTAAGGAGGATTATTTCAGTAAGGCCGGCACAGCCGAAAAGGCTAACCCGATCTATAAAAAGGGCACTAAACACGCGATGCACGCAACTCTCGCAGCACAACTGCAGGCGAAAGGCGCAAAGATCGACGTCGCAAAGTACGACCCTGATCCTGCGGTGAGGCGACTGAAAGCGCAAAGGGCTGACAATTTAAAGAAAGCGACAAAAGCAAAATAAAATGCTGATCGACGAGACATACTTTTTCAATCGTCTTAATTTACCTCAGACCGGAAACTCCGAGGGCCTTGCGGACGTTTTGGCTTATATTGAACAGTACGAGCCGGAATATCTTAATTGTGTCCTCGGGTACAGTCTGGTGAAAGTCTTTAACGAGGCGACCGAGGGGTCGGGCTTACCGGATGAGCAGCGCTGGGTCGATTTGATCGACGGCGCTGAGTATACTTGGGAGGGCTGTCTTTATCGCTGGTCGGGGCTCGCGCCCGTGACCGGCCTCAAGATCAGCCCGATCGCGTACTATGTTTTTTATAAGTACGTCGATGAGCGTATCACGGATTTTGTACTCGTCGGTAATGTCTCAAGCAAGACCGACAACAACAGGACCGTCAGCGCGACCGATCGCCTCGTATACGCTTGGAACAGGATGATTGATCTTAACGTCGATCTTTATCGCTTTTTGAAAGTTAATAAAGCTCTTTACCCTGAGTGGAAAGACTGCGGGCAGTACGGCGACTCGTGGCACCTCTGCGGCTGCAAAGGCGAGAGGCTTAACTCTTGCGCCGAATTGTTTAAAAAGAAAAACTCGCTGGGACTATGAAAGAGCCGGTAAGGATAGGGCAGTTAATCGGGCAGGTCGTACAAAAGACGAGCGACGCGCTCCTCTTTGACCTGATCGACGAGGACCCGATGATCACCGGCATTCATTACCTATACGGGCACTATAACGACATTAAGGAAAGGCTTTTGCAAAAAGGTAAGACCGACAAGCCTAACCGGTATCCGTTAATTTGCCTTTTCGAGGACTTTCGCGTCGTTAATCGGACCCTCGGGCTCTTTGGTACCGTCGAGCTGCGGCTCATCATCTTGCACTTTAGCCGTAAGGACGTGACAAGAGAGCAGCGTGAGACGAATGTCTTTGAGCCGATACTCGTGCCGATATATGACGAGTTTATGCGACAGCTCAAGCTCTCAGGGTTTTTTATGCAGTACGGGCCTTTCCCTCACAATCGGATCGATCGGCCTCACTGGGGCGATCCTGGCCTTTACGGTGCGACTAATAAAGACGGGGGGTACATATTCGACGAAATACTTGACGGTATCGAGATTGACGGCTTACAGCTCAAAACGTATTTTAATAACTGCGAAATTTTCGCGCAACAAATTTAAAAATGGAAGGTTTAAATAAAATTTTCTGCGGGGCTGACGTCAAAAATACTGGCATTTGCGAGTGTTTCTTTGACCCTAAGCTCATAACGGGGGCGATATTCGTCCCAAAGGGTAAGGTCTTTACCTCGGCTGAGTTGCTTGACGCGACGATCGCCGCGACCTTAGCCGCTGCGACGATGGCAGCAAAGGCCTCTCGTATCTTTCCTTTTCAGCCCTTCGAGGCGATCACGGATAATACCGAGGAGCCAACTCGTCAGACTTTCGGGTACGGTACTGTTAAGACAGTACGCGAGGGTAAATACAACTGGGCTTTCCAGTTTATCAACGGGGGGCTTAACCTTAGCAACGCGCTGAGGACCTTTAACGGCCTGATCGGTAAGTACGCGGTGATCTTCATTGAGATCCAGAATACCTTGATCGGTACGTCTAAGCTCGACGCTGACGGAAATTGGGGCCTCGCCGGTATACCGATGAGCGATATCTATACTCGGCCCTGGCGTCCGAGTGACGGTACTAACGTCACGAACTATACGACCGAGTTTAGTTTTGACCCGATCTATATCAATGAGAATATCGCCTTTAAGAAAGTCGCGGTCGAGTCGTATCTGCTCGCAGATCTGGCCGGCCTCGAAGATATTAAGCTCTCTTTCTTCGATGAGGGCGCAGAGGGCGAGGACGAGGTCACGGTCACGGCTGAGACTGACTGCGGGAGTACCGACGTTTATGACCTGTATAAGGTCGAGCTCGCTCAAGCAGCGGCCTGGATCGTCAAAGACAGCGCCGGAGCAGCGAAAGCGATCGCCAGCGTCACGGCTGACGACGACGCGAAAGGATGGATTATTGTCTTAACCGGTCCCGATGTATTTGAGGACGGTGACACGATCCAACTCGCAGCGCCAGCGGTGCTCGCGGCTGATCCGATCAACGTCATCGGGTACGAAAGCGACATTTTGACGACCGATTACGGTTCTTAATATAGCTGCTTTCGAGGGTTATTTATTGTTTATACTTTGAGAAAGGGCGGCCCGTAAGCCGCCTTTTTTAGAATAATATGACAACTTGCGCAGATATGCTGGCAAAATTACTCAGGGTCGACGTCGAGCTCTCGATGGGTGCCGCTATGGCTGATACGAGTAAGGAGGCGATCGACGAGCAGCGCAAGCAGCTCGCTCAAGGCCTGCAGAGTAACGACCAATACCTCCCAGACTATTCTTTTCGGTCAGTCTTTCAGTACAATAAGCCACCTGGGCCGATCAGGCTCTACGATACCGGCGCTTTTTATCGGGGTATCGGCTTTGACGTATACGGTGATATTTTTATCCTCGAGAGCGAGGACAGCAAGACGACAATGCTGAAAAGGAGATACGGCCCAGATATCCTCGGGCTCGGTACTGAGGCAAAAAATAACTACATAAAGGAGCTCGAACCGGTATTTATTAACGAAATTCGGTATTATTTAAAATGACTCACGCCTATATTACAAAGATGGGGGCCTTTATTGGCTGGTTTTTAGAGGAGACTCCTCGCCCTGATTACTGGGACGACCTTCACGCGGAGTACATAAGCCTGAGAGAAAATAAGAGCTCGCTCTTTGTCCTCGGCCTGATCAAGGAAATAACGTACCTCAAAGCGGGCTTTAAGATCGTCGAGGAGGCTTGCAAGATGCTATCGATCTGCTTTACAAATGTACTTTTACCCGAGGCCGCAGAGCTTAAAGCGGTGCTCAGGCTTTACAACTTTCGCCAGCCCTTACCGATGGATAACGAGGCTCACTTTACCAGAGATATCAGGGCGATACTTTCCGGAAACAAGAAAAAGATAACTACTTGGCAGCGCAAAGAGAAAGAGCTGCAGGAGTACCAAGATAAGCACGCAGGCAAAGCCTGGGACCGCAAAGGCTTTTACGTCTGGGCGATCACACTCGGCGAAAGACAGGGGTACCGTATCGACTTTGACGTGATCACGGTCGCTGAGTGGTGTATGATGATGAACCAATACGAAAAATACTGCGAGGTTCTTAACGCGCAACAAAACTCAAAAAATTATGGCAAGCGTTGACCGTATCGACTCGATATATGACGTCGCAAAGATCGCGGCTGAGCAAAAGACAGTCGAGAAACTTGTGCAGGATAGTATCGCGCAGATCAAGGCCGCGCGCGATCAGTCGATAAATTTAAACGTCAATACGAAAGCCTTTGATGACTACAATAAAAAAATTAAGGAGCTCGAGGCCGCTCTCGCAGCGCTGAGTAAAACAACTAACGCAGCCGGCGCGGCCTCAGTACAACTGGCAAAGCAGAAAGAGGCTGAGGCAAAGGCCGAGCTCGCCGTCACTAAGGCGACGAGCGCGGCCAGCAAAGAAACCGAGCGACTCGCCGCCGCGAGTAAGAAAGCTGCAGACGCGGCTCAGGAGGCCGCAAGGCCGTACAAGCAGCTTTCGCTCGCCTTTGCTGCAGCGGCTAAACACGCGCAGGATCTCGCGGTGCAGTACGGTATAAACGACAAGAGAGCGCAGGCTGCGGCTAAATCTGCGAACGATCTTAACAACCGGCTCAAGGCGATCGACGACACGGTCGGTATCACAAATCGGAGGGTCGGCTCTTACTCGGAGGCCCTCGACGGTTTTAGCAATAAGATAAAGGGGCTCGCCGGTAATTTTCTGGCGCTGATCGGGATCGCTGGCGTCGGCTCGGTCTTTCAGGACTCGATCAATGAGTTTATCGAGATGGATAAAAATGTCAGGCTCTTACAAAATACTTTAAAAAATCAGGGTATACCAGAGGCTTTCGAGCGTCTTGAGGCTTCGAGTAAAAAGCTGGCCCGAGAATTTTCGTATATCGACGACGACGAGATCCTGCAGGTCTTTAATAAGCTCCTCGTATACGGTAAGCTGACCGAGGACCAGATCAACCAGCTCACGCCGGTCATCATCGACTTTGCGGCTGCGACGGGCCAAGATCTCGCCAGCGCAACGACTACGATAACGAAAGTACTTGAGGGTAACGGTAAGGCGCTGAAAGAGTACGGTATTAATATCAAAGACGCAAAAAGTACCTCAGAGGCTTTTGGCTTGGTAATGACTCAACTCGCGCCAAAGGTCGCGGGGGTCGGCAAAGCCTTTGCAGACAGCGAGGCCGGAGGGCTGGCTGCGGCTCAACAAAGATTTAAGGACCTGAAAGAGGAGAT